CCGTAAGCTGAGTTCAGCTGAACTTTCTTAGCGAGCTGCATATTCTTATATCGTGAGATATCTTTTACAGCTTGCTTAGACTTAGTAGCTTCGTATTCTTTTTGGGCAGCAATCATCTTTTCTTTGTACACTACGCGGTCATTATACATACGCTCCATAATTTCAGGCAAAAATCCTTGCTTATCTTTCTTGAAGAAGCAACCGTTCGCAGCAAGCCCATATCCCTCAGGCACTTCTGGAAGAAATCCAACAAGCAGTTCATCAACAGTAACACTTGATTTTACTGCGCGACCCTGCGCATTACGAACAATCGTTTCAGGAGAGATGTTGTACTGCATGATAAGATGCGGATACAGAGAGTTCAAGTCGAAAGACATAATCCAGTTATATCCACCAGGCTTAGGTTCCTTGACGAAAGCTCCTACATATGCTTCATCCTTAGCTCCACCTCCATCAAGCGGAACTGCAATCTTTTGCTTATACAAATGATTGTGAATGATAACGTCCCACATGCGGACTTGGGTAAAAACATCGAGCAGTGTCACCTTCGCATCGTACGCGAGCGCGAGGGCCATGTCGATCAGCTTCATTTTGTCATCAAGCTTTTCAACAAGCTCAACGTCTCGAATGTTATAGTCGATGAATCGCTGGAAATCCTTGAGATAAAACTCGTGTAGAGTTTCGTATTCACTATAATCTAACTTACGTTCGCCAAGCTCGACAAAACCAATATGATCTAGCTTGTACGATTCTTGCTGAGTGTAAGTGAACTTCTGATACATCTCAAGATAGTCGAGCGTAGCGACACCACCAATGTTGTAGACGTTTTCTTCCTTGAACTTCGTGCGCACGCGACGTTCTTTGATGATACGCCATGGAGAAAAACGCTTTGCTTCGCTTTCGCCAATAATATAGCTCATGCGACGTACAAGATACGGGATATCGAAGAACGTGACGTTCCAGCCAGTTACAATGTCTGGATATCCGTTACACCATTCGCTCAGGAACTTAGTCAGCAGTTCCTTTTCGTTATTGCATTGATAATAGTAGACGTCAGTGCGCGAGGGAACATAATCGAAATATCCCCACACATAAAACATACCGTTTTTCTTAAGAGCGATAGCAGTGATTTCTTGCGATGCAACATCCGCGCTCGGGAAACCATTCTCCGAGCTCACTTCGATATCGATATATGCGACGTTGATTAAGTCACGATCATATACGATTTCGTTAGGATACTCTTCGTTGATATAAGCATACAGGAATCGAGGCATCCCATATATCTTGAAGTTGGTGATATCATCGTACTTCTTGATGAAGTCCTTAGCCTCACGCATGGACAAGAATTCGACAGGATCAAGGCTATTTCCTCCAATGTCTTTCCACTCAGCGTTTTCGCGCTTAGATGGTAGATACATCGTAGGTGTATAGGGAATCTTTTCTTCGAAAGGACGCCCGCGGTCGTAACCGCGGACTAAAATTGAATTACCGTATTCGACAGCATTAGTATAGAATTTTGACATACTGATATGATATCACAAAACTATACAGTTGTCAAGATCCCTTTCTTAGGAAGAACTAGTCCAGAACCAAAATTTTGATTGTACGCATTTTCGATTTGATCATCAGGCTCGTAAGTGAACATCACATTACGAGGATCCAGGATGATTTCCTTAGTACGAGCCATTGGAATGAAATCGACAAGAGCCATCTGAGCTTTGCCGCCTGGACCAGGATTAAGCATAACTGCTGCCGGCTTGATGACCTTAATCATGTTACCGGCAACACCAACCTTACCTACGATTTCATCTCCGTTGAGCAAACGAAGCATCATGACAGTAGTATTACGATTTTCATCATTCATGTTCATAGTATTGATATTCATTTCACTATCCTTATTTTGTCACGCCTTGAATCTTTTCCTGACCTCTAGACCAAGCAGAAATACCGAGAACAGCACCCATAGCTAGATGGAATAGACCAGCGCCTTGCAGCGTGAGCGGATTCCACTGAGTAAGAGGTTGTTTAGTAATCACTTGCACAACGTTCCACATGACTGGGAATATGGCCATATCAAGGCAACAGATAACCATATAACACCAGCCCATTGCGGGACGCCACTTTTTAACCATCCAGTCTTCGTTTTGCTTTGCGTTTTCTGCTTCCCACTGTTTCTTTTCAAGTTCAATCTTAGCAAGCTGAGCTGCTTCGGATAGTTGCTGAACCTGAGGAGCTGGAGCAGCAGTACGGAAAGAAACAGAGTTGTCGATATATGTAGTAGGAATCGAAGCTGCTGCTCCTTTAGTAGCTGCTGGAAGCTGATCCATTGCTGGCTTAGGAGCCGCATCTTCATCTGGTAATCCGAACTTAGGCATAATATCTCCTTATGAAAAAATTTCTAATGCAGCTTCATAATGAGATTTACGATCCTCAAGACCGATTGTTCCACCATTGATTTTCTTAGTAACCGTCAGGATATCACCCTTATCAGCCCACTGATTGAGCTCGCGCGAATCCCAGAACCATCCTGCTGACCAGCAAGCACCTTCGACTTCGTTAAGCCACTCGGTTGCTTCTTCAAGCTCCATGTTCATATCTTGCGCGAACGCTTGATAGTTGGACTTGCCTGTTAATTGAATGAGACCACGCCCGCAGTAACGAAAGCCATCACCAGAATTTTCATCACCATTGCCCATGCGATTAGCATAAACGCGATTAGCAATCGCTCGGGGATTCTTTGCATATCCACTAACGTCTACTCCACGGAAATACTTAGGGAAAATTACTTTCAGACGATCAGCTGAATAGTTAAGATTTTCCTTAATGATTGATAAACCACCAGACTCATGTCCTACCTGAGCAAGGAACATCGAGATACGGTTCTTGTTATTGATTTCGTAGAACTCCATAACTTCATTAAGGGGTTCTACATAACTCTCGATTATGGATTCGGAAGTATCTTCAAAAAAATCGTTAAGTTGGTCAAACGTCACTAGCGCCATGGTGGCCTCCTTTTGACGCTATTTATTATATCTTTGATTGTAGTGACATTTCTACAGCAAGATAATGGATATCGTATCTATTTAGACCCATGTCAGCGAGTTCTCTATCCGTTAATCTGCTCAATTCGTTAACGATCGCATAATATCGACGTGTTCTCTTAAACCATTCTACTAGCATTTAATTTCTCCTGAAAACAGATAAAGCGGGCTAGTTTCCCAGCCCGCTGCATCACGAAAATCTCAAGTGGGTTGTAATTAGTCTTTGATTTCGATCTTCTTAGGCTTTTTGCTTTCAGGAATGAAATTTTCCAGCCAAACCTTTAGAATACCGTTGACAAGCTCCGCATTCTTTACTTCGACAGTATCAGCAAGAGTGAATGTGCGATTGAACGCACGCTCTGCGATTCCCTTATAGAAGTAGTATGCGTTTGCGTTATCCATATCGCTGGCATCTTTAGTTTTACCTGCGATAGTAAGCTTGCCACCTTCGAGCGTCAGCTCGATATCAGTCTTAGCAAATCCCGCAACAGCCATCTCGATAACATACTTGTTTTCGTCAGTCTTTTTAATGTTGTATGGCGGAAAGCCAGGAACATTTTTACCGATAGCATCCAACTGCGTAGAAAGCAGCTTGAACGTCTTGTCAAAACCGACAGAGAACGGATCAAAAGAGCTAAAAGATGTGGGGAGTTGTGCGTAGTCGTTCTTAGCCATAGTATTGCCTCCAATTAAGCAAGGTTGGATATGTGACCCATAAGGCGTCACGGGGTTATTTATATCAATCGTTTGTGCGTTTCTTCCCGATATTATATTTTGCTTCGAGTTTCCACTCGTTTTTTTCTTTATGCGAAATGATCTTGATTTGATTCAGCGGAGCAATTAGATCTGCGGTGCGAGCAACATTTACAACATCAATCAGTTCCCATTCGGACAGTAGATTAACAATGGTGTTGCGTCGAGCCTTATCTTCATCAGAAAAGTTCGTAGGTTTGCCGTCGAGCGCGAACAGCTCTTTGAAGTGTACGATGTAGTAGCGTCCTTGCTTGTGCAGGATATGACAAGACTGAAACAGAACTTTATCGCGTCGAGATGCAACCCCGATACGAGTTAATGTTTCACGAATCTTTAGGAAATCTTCTGCTGATCGAAGCTTTACTTCAATCATATTTTCAACCGATGTATTCATCCTTTTCCACCTTTGTCGAGAGCTCTCTCGATCATGGTCAACTGGTCATCGGTTAACACGCGCATAGTCTGTTCAGCCTTAGCACGACCATAGCCAAAATACTCCATGATCATTTCAACGGCTGCGTCTGATACTGGCTTTTTCCATTTTGCGTATCTTTTCCGCTTCCGCAGGATATTTAGCAAAAATTCATATTGTTGCTTATTGCCAAGCTGCGAACGCAAGTTCATTTCGTTAGCGTACAGAATCGCGTCCTGGTGATACGAAAGCGCACGATTAGTTATATACGGTTTGTAGCCGTGTTCAGCTAACTCGTCGTTTGCGGTACCACGCATCAGGTTTTGTTTAGTATGATTGATGCTATCTGTATATATGAAAGGGTTGCTAGACATCTGTAAACTCTTCAATACCTGTTTTTTTAACAGTAATAGGCTGCATCAATTCTAGTTCTTTAACGAGTGAGTTCACAACACTGTCACCAGAGTTATAGCTCCACACATGATCTCTGATATCCTGTCGTTCTTCAATCGACAGATTTAACATACGATCGATCCACGGTTTATCTAAATTGTTCCGCGGCATACATCTCATGAATCCATAGCTATTGTTTGCGAACATAAGGGATGCATGACTATTACTTGTAGTGAGCAGCATCACAGGAACACCACTAGATAAAGCTTCGAATGCTGTGATACCTGCGCTTTCATGAGGTACTGTAGATATGTATAACGAAGAAGTAGCAAGGTCAGAAAGCATTTCAGATCTACTATGATTTAGTTTAAGCACATCAGAATGATCTTTTAGTCTTGTATCGTAGTACGATACTTCCTTCGGATTTGTGTTTGACATC